ACTTTATATCTCTCACCAAATCCTTTTGATTCCGTATTATCATTTGACGGAAAACCAGAAATGTTGTCTCTCCAAACCTCCTCTTTAGGAATCTGACCGACCCACCAATAGAATCCGTCTCTTCCTATAAATTCTTTATTTTGTAGAACTTGATCTAACATTTATCCAATGTCTCCGAAACTATCTCTAATGATATCAATGCTTGATAGTGTTTGTTCTGAATTTACTTTGTGGCAGACATTTGCAACAATAAATTTTCCAGAAAGAGTTTGACTACCACCAGAAACTTCAGTATTCAAATTTACAAATGTACAATTTACAACGTCCCCAGCCCTAATACTAAAATCTCCGGGTATGATTATATTTATTTTGGTTCTGAATAGTTCATTATATCTCATAATAGATTGAACCATTACCTCTGGAGACCTGGTGGTAGGCGATGGATCCTTTCTATCATCTATTAATTTACTATCTTTACTATCTTTACTATCTTTACTATCATTAGGCAAAGTTCCAATATCAAGATAACTAAACATCAATCTTGAAGGTTTTTCTATAATTTCTTTTTGTGGATTATTTGTTTTCTCATTCAATAATTTTACTTTACCTTTTTTATTTTCCTCAAAACTAAAGTCCACTACTCTATAATTGAGTGAATATAAGTCAAAGAAAATCGTCTTACTATTATACACACCTAATGATAAATCTTTTCCAATATCTGCCTGTTGTTGAGTAGTATAATCTAAAATGTTAATTTTCTTTCCACCAATACCACCCTTTGGTTCCTTACCTGTATTATTGTAAATAAAATCACGACCTGGTTTTACCAATTGGTCAGCAAGAGTGTCAACCGACTTGAAGTAATACTTATCTCTAGTTTGGAAGAAGAAAAACCCTGCAGTAGCACCCTGAAGAGTTCCTTTCGTTGGATCATCTGATGCAGTTTGTGAAGTTGCAGACTTAGATGCTAACCAGGTACAGGTGTAAAGTGGTTTCTTTGTATTACCAATAAAGTTATAATCATAACTACTATTTTCAACCTCAAATGTGCTTACTCCTAAAATATTTTGAAGAATATCCTTAACATGGTTTCCTGGATTACCATCATATCTCTTAGTAACTCTTGTTTCTTCATTAGTCCAGTACTCTTTAGTAACTAAATCCAAAACAAACATCTTCTTTGTACCCTGAGCAGCAACATTTCTGATACTCTTAATGTACATTACATCCGAATCACAGACTGCAGAGGTAAGTGTTCCTTCACTTTCAGAAGTTACATCGTTATTATCAATAACTTCAAACTCAATTTCTTCACCACCAACCAATTCAAGATCATCAATAATACCACTGGTATTCAGTCTAGTATTACCTTCTTTTTCAAATCCAGTATCTATAAAGGCAACCGTAGCCGTCACAGTATTGGCTAGAATACTTTCATAATAATAAAATTCTGCAATAGAACCACTAAGATCAGTGGACTTACCATTAGATCCTTTGATCTTAAAGAATTTTATATCTCCAGGTCTAATGGATTGTTTATATGGAGTATTTGCCATTATGCGTTAGAATAAAATTGTGGTAAGTTCCATATATGTATATCATTACCACCAGAACTACGGGAACCACCGGAAGAAGTACCACCTCCACCACCACCAGAAGATGGCACAGGAACTGGTACTGGTACTTCTTTTTTAAATATTGCAACCTGTAGACCTGATTTCTCATAATACGGTTGATAACCAACTTGCTGTGCAGTATTAGGTGGTTTAACCGGTGTAATATTTGATGAAGATATACCAGGAAGAAGTCCTCTCAAAATTTTATCTATCATTTCTTTAGTTGCTGGGCCCGCCTTACCACTCTTTAATTCCAGTAATAGTGCCCGAAGTTTTGGATCATCGATTCTACCAATCTCAAGAAGAGTACCACCACCAGCAGTAACACCTTTTGAGGAGGGTTTAAAACTTTCACTATATCTACCAAACTCATTCATCAAAGAACGATCAGTAGCAGATTCATTTGCTGACGGTAAAACACCCGCTTTACCAAATCCTCTTGCATCAGCGTGAATATCAACATATTGTTGTCCTTCAGTACTCTCAACTTCTTGGGGTACTTTTCTCAACCCATCCCAACTATAAATGTCTCTGAAACCAATCTTATCATTTAGTCCTCTTTTATCTACCTCAGCCTTGAGTTTATCTACAATATATCTTGTAAGTTGTGACTCTGTTACGCCAGTGGCATTAGCTGGAGTATTACTACCCGAAGATCCATCATCTGCAGTACCTTGAACAGGTCTACCATCAGTACCCAAATTACTACCAGGTCGATTAGGATCCTCAGCATGACCTGCACCAATAATAACCTTTTTCACATCACTAGTGACTTCAGGCATCAATGGTGTTTGTGGTTCAGCCTTTGGTGCTGGTGGTGGTTCGGCCTTTGGTGCTGGTGCTGATGGTGGTTTTTTAAATGGATTTTTAAAACTGAAACCACCAGTAGCTTGTCCTGTTTCAAAATCCAATTCACCTCCCATTTCATAATTAAAGGGAAGTCCAGTCAAACCTTCAATTTCCATACCATGTCTAAACTTTCCAGTTTCCAAGAACCTAATATTTTCATCAATTTCAAGACCTACACCCTGAACAATCTCTAATGGATTTAGGTTTTCTTTTTGTTTTTTCAATTTTTCAATAAGTTTGTTTCTATTACTCTTAGCAAATACTTTCAAAGCATTGTCACGATCTTTTTTAGGAAGTTGGTTTTCTAACTGTTTCACCATTTCTTTCTCACCAACACCCAATTTCTGTTTTGTTGCGGCGTATCCTACACCAAGAAGAGCCAAAATCATAGGATTTAACAAAAGACCTGCCATGCTGAATATAATTGGTGACATAATACCAATAATAGTCCCTATCATACTAATGACAGGTGTAAATGAAGCTACATATGTAGTAGCCAATATTCCAAGAGCTCCCAAAACAATTTTGTCAAGATGATTCATCAAAAATCCAAAAATAGAATCTTTTTTCTCTGGATCAAGGAATTTTAATAACTCCATGATACCCAACGACAAAATAAGTCTACCACCTATCTTGAAGATGTCCTTAAAAAGGGAAGGTACCGTAAGTTTCATTGGTTTTGAAACTTTTGTTATTGTTTTCTTAGATTCAATTTTTTCTTCATTTCTTTCACGTTTTGATTTCTGTATTGCATTATCTTTAGCTCTATTACTTTGCCTTGCATCACCTAAATCTTTTTTGGTTATCCTCTGTAAACTGGCGGTGGAACCAACTAGAGACGTGAGAAGTTCATCAAATTTACTGACACTAAACTGTTCATTAACGTTTGAGTAAGGAAGAAACTTAGTCGTCTCAACTTTTTTCCTATAAGATGTAAATTTTCTGGGTTGAACCTTAGAAAATTGTGCTCTACTTTTTGTCGAAGAAGTAGTTGAGCTGGGAAGAAGTTTTTGTGATGATACCTTACTATCTTTTTTTGCTTTCTTGCCCCTCTTTACCAATGCACCTGTGATCCTCGCTGCAAGTATTGGAAGTGCCATATATTATACCACCACACCTAAAGTATTCAATGTAGATCTCCAACTTAGATCTGCAAAATTGATTGGGGAGAATGAATCCACTCGACTTTGTGAACCACCTGAAGCAGCAAGAGCAGTACCTGAAGTATTATCACCAGTCAAACTTTCAATTGTAGTCAAAGCAGCCTTTACTGGAGGTTGAGGAATATTTTGAGATTGCGGTCCTGATACTGGTTCTACCTTAGTTGGTCGGGGGCGGTATTCCTCACCGCCAACGACAGTTCCTATGGGAACTTCATTTCCAGCAGTGTCAATAGCAGGGTCAAATGCCGATCTATTAGGATCAGCTTTTCTTGGTTCAGTAGTTGTGGTTGGTGGTGGAGCCGATATAGGTTGTCTTACTACTTGTTCTTGAACTTCTTTAATATTTTTGGGAAATTTGTCCGATTTTGTACCAAATTCATCTTCAACACTAGCAGTTCTTCCACGTTTTAACCACTTAGCTGCTTCAGACCACCCAGCATTATGTGCATAACCAAGAGCTTGAAGTTTTTCTTCTTTAGATAGTTCTCTATATTCAGGACTTTTTTTCATCAAATAACCATGATTTGCGCGAGTATATGCAGCAAAGTATCTTTCCTGCATTTGTTTATCTTCTCTAAATGTCTTTCTTGCTGCTTCACTATCTCCTTGATATGTTTCTCCTAGTAATCTTGCAGCATCCTCTCTTGCAGCTGCACCCATCTGATATCTACCGGCGAACTGACCAACACCAAACTCATCTTTCGCTCCACCCTGAATATCATACTCTCCTTTAGATTCAATCTGTGCAACAGTATCTCTATAAAGAAGAAATTCAGATTCACCAAACCCAGCCTGAGATACTTGACTTTTTGCACTTTCACCTTGCTCTACACCACCCTTAGCAACAAGAGGAGAAGTAAACTGACTTCTCGGCTTTCCCATCAAAGTCTCTTGAGGTTTAGATTCTGATTGTGTTGTACCTGATTCAGAAGGTGATGGTGATGTTTCTCCCAGTAGTGGTATTGATGGTATACTAAAATTATCTCTAATAGAAGATTCTGAAATTTCAGGTATTTTAAGTTCAGGAATCTGGGTATCAATACCGATACCCTTCAACTTTTCCAACAATGGGTTAATCATTCCTATAAATTTAGAAAACTGATCATTAAGACCATTAATGGCTTTATTTAAAGGTTTTACGAGTGTACTAATAACAAAATTTTCTATACTATTTTCTAACTTTATAATTTGTTTATTAATCCACTCAATAACACCATTAATGTACTTCTGAGGATCTTGAAGGAATTTCAACAATTCCATAATAAACATAGCAAATCCAAGTCTCTGGAAGAAATCAAATAAACCACCCATCATATCAGTTAATGGTTTAACAGTTTTCTGCACACCTGCATATATTCCACCCAGAACAGCCGTCCTCTCTATTCTATCTTCTTTTCTTTGAGCAGCTGTATTTTCTGCAGTAAGTCTATCCTGGTTTTTCTGTGCGTTTTCCGCAGCATCTTTATTCTGAAGATTACTAGTAGTTTGTTGAACATTCTTATCAACACTATTCAACTTACTTGCAATCAGTGCAAGAGTCTCATCCATCCCCTGTCTCTCAGGTTGAATAGGTTGTTCAGTTTCTTGTGGTGTTACTGATGGTAATAAAGGAGTTACACTAACAGCAGAAGAACTTGGTTTTGTTTTTGCTACAAAAGATTGTACATTAATTTTTTTAGAATTAACTTTAAACTTACCAGTACTACCCTTTATTCTCTTATATTCATCACTTATAAGTTCTGCATCACCGCTATCTCCCTCATTATCATTCATTCTATCGGCGGCCATCTTCTCTTTGAGAAGAGATTTATAGTCACTATAGTCCAGGCCTGTGGTATCTTCAATACCAAGAAGTTCTAGTATTCTAGAATCAATATCTTCATCTACAAGTTCTTCTTCTTTTTGAGGAACATTTCCAACAATAACCGCAAGAGCAGAAGACTTCTCTTTTACATTCTCTTTTAGTTTGGTTGATGATTTTTTGACACTATCTACCTTACCTTGATACTCTGCAATGAGCTTATCAATCTCACTCAAGATACCATCAGAAGTCCCCTTCAACTCCCCATCAAGTCTTTCTTGAGTATCATCTATAAACTTATCTGCTGGTTCATATTTTTTTGTATCTTCACTATTCTCCTCAACAAAACTCTTTGCCATTTCATGGAGTTCTGAATCATTATATCCCTTAAATATTTTATTATCAATCTCGCTCTGTTCTTCTTTACCTAAAGAATTATAAAATTTTGAAATAATATTAATCTGTTGGTCTGTCAATTTGGCGACAAGATCCTTCCCTAACTTAGATTCGTAAGTTTTTCTTAGTTGTTGAGGATCTCTAGCCATTTTGTTGTGCCTTTGCTTTTTCTTCTTCTTCCTCTAAGTGTTGCTGTAAGAGGGCTACGTAAATGTCTCTCTCCCACGGCATCATGTTTTCAATCTCCGTTAATGAATATTTATGATACTGCATCAGGGCAAAATTTAACCTGAAATAGTTCTCAAGATCCATGTGGATCATACCTATGCGAAAAAACTGGATAAGCCCTCCAAGACGACAGTACTTTTTACATCAGTCTTGGGATTAGTAACCTCAACTTCATAAGAAAGTTTTGGCATAGTCTCAAAAAACTTTTCAATTTGTTTAAATTGAACAGAATTCATTTGTTCCAAAAAGTCAATAACTTCCTTTTTTGAACAATCTGCAGTAGACCAAACTTCTTCTTCACTAAAGATTTTATCAATACAACCTGCAATCAATTCAAATGATTTATTAACGTCAACCTCACCTTTAATGTCAAAATTATTTTTAATAAATTCATCCAAAGAAGGATACTTCATTTCCATCATTAAACTATCATCAAGTTTAATTTTCTTGTCATGACCCTCACCTTCCTTTACTTCAATTTCGTCCAATAAGATAGTAATAGGAATTTCAGTCACACCATCGTCAGGAGCAAGAATATTTACTTCAACTTCTTCACCAACAGACTTACCTCTAATATTTAAGAAAAGATATTCAATATCAAATGTAGGAAGGGTTTCTACCTTCACACCTCTGGTTTCAATACAACTCTTTAGAACTGCCCTGATTGCATTAGTGATTTGTTTTGTGTCATCACTTTCAAGAGCAAGAACCAGAAGTTTCTCTTCTTTGACAAGAAATGGTCTATATTTAATTTTCTTTTTAGTAGAGGGTAAAGTCAACTCATAAGTTGGAGTTGCAATTTTTGGTAAAGGCATAATGACTTAATAAAGAAATCAGTTATTAGTATTTAGTTGGCAGTTCCAGGTCTTGTATTCCCTTCATCCCCCACATCATCTCTCAAAAATCCGGTAAGATTTGTATTACTATTAAATGCCGCAAGAACTTCTGAGGTTACTCTACTAGCATTGTTCAATAATGAATTTGAACTCTGCCTCCACTTTAGTTTTTCTCTAGTATATCTCAAGAATGTGAAGTTTACGGTATATTCCATAATTTGACTGGCAGAATATGAAAGAGGTGTGGAGTTAATTGATATAGGATATGCACCAACTAAAGTATAACTATTTGCAGTCCCATAACCATCTTTTTCAAATTTACTAATAAATACCTGTCCTCTATATGTGGCTGGATAATTCATTCTATAAGATGCGGCAACATTCTTATATGCACTGGTGTCTGTTTGATTAGAAATCCAATCCATCCAACTTTCAAAGAAATCAATCACTTTATAGTTTCTATCAACATAAAATGTCATCGTCATGGTGGTATCAAAAGAACGACGATTTGCCATCTTTTCTGTTACACCAGCATAATTATTAGTTACTTCTGCCGTTTGAAGACTTGTACCTGGAAGACTTACAGAATTACATAGGAGTTCAATATTCGGTGAGTCTAAATTAAAATTAAAACCTCTTGTGTTCATGAGTGCTATCACCTCTGGTGTAGGACTCATCTTAATTTGATATACAGAAGTTTGAGCAAGATGCATTATCCTACTCTTTAGGTCTGACGTTCTTACACCATTAGGTAATGCACCAGCCATCTATAAATACACTTGACTATTATATACTATGTATAAGGGATGAGTAAATTTCATCAAGGGAGATTCCATCCCCAAAACCCTAAAAAGTATATGGGTGATGTCAATAATATAATTTACAGAAGTAGTTGGGAATTAGAATTTTTTCGATGGTGTGATAGAAGAGAGAGTGTTACAAAGTGGGCATCAGAAGAGTTTAGTATTCCTTATGTTTCACCAAAGGATAATAGGGTTCATAGATATTATCCTGATGGTTTGGTAGAAGTAGAGACCAAAGATGGTAAGACGAAAAAATACATAGTAGAGGTGAAACCTGCAAAACAATGTGTGCCTCCTTCAAAACCTCAAAGGGAGACAAAATCTTTTATTATGGAGAGTATCACTTATGCTGTCAATGAAGCAAAGTGGAATGCGGCTCGTGAATTTGCGTTAGATAATGGTTGTGAATTTAAGATCATTACGGAAATAGAGTTGGGCATTAAAACTAATGGAACAAGAAGATTATCTGGCAAGCGACACACAAAGAGTAGAAAACCTCGTCGATAAGATCAGAACTTCTGGTGATCCAGATGATATGTTTCTGGAAATAATGCAAATATTGACAACCAAAGATTTGGTTCCAGAAGTTGGTAAATACTACACATTCATATATCAACCAAAGACACCAAGAATTAAATACGATGAGTTTCCTTTAATTGCATGTGTCGGTGTTTATAAGTGGGGATTTAAAGGTATTAACTACCATTGGGGAGATTTTAGAAACTATACCTGGGCAGAAGTTGCAAATAATGACCTACTTGTTGTGTATCCAAATGAATTACAAGATATGAGGTCTATACCTTATCAAAAATTTAGGATAAATAACTAAACTGGATGAACCACAGTTAATGGCAATAATTAAACAAAATAGACTTTGGAATGGTATTCAGACCAGACAAGAAGTAAACACCGAAACTGGGAGAATAGAAGTTTTTTCAATTGGTGGTGGATTTTTTGGTGTAGATGTATTACTTGCCTCAAGTGACGGTATAGGTAGTGATTGGAAAATAAATAATCCTCAGAGTTTTACAGATATATATAATAAAAAAAATGGCACTAAAAGTTCTGTTAGGGAAGTTGAGAGAGCATTCTATTTAAAGGATTATAAAGTTTTGAATGATGGTAGGGCTGATGTATTAAATAATGCCGAAAATTTTGACAGTCCTGTAGACTATGCAACCGCAAATCAAAGATTTTTTGATCAAAAGACACCAGGTATTACTAATCCAAACGACGGACGAACAGTCAGTCCTACTACCGGGAAAGTAACTGAACTACAAGTAGAACCATTTGTCACGGTAGAAGGCGATCAAACAGAAAGACAAGAAGAACCACCACCATCCCCTTCAACGGCAGCCGGTCAGGTGATAACTGCAGCTAAAAACGCAGCAGAACAGGATTCAAAAGATATACCTACACCAACACCGAAACCTAAAATTGAAAGTGTAAATTTAAGGTATCCTCTTGCCAACTTAGATGTTGTCGAAGATATTACTGGTATTACCTATGATTACATTAAAATAAGTATCCAAGACTGGGTGAGTTCTATTAATCCTGATACTTTTGATAAGACTACTGGTAAAATTGACAAGAAAAATGAGGGTAAAATTATATTTAATAAAGGCGCAGTATCTAGATACAAAGAGACAAAAGGAAGTCTTGGAACGATTATTCTTCCAATGACCAACGGTTTAGGAACACAAAATGGTATAAGTTGGGGAGAAAGTAATGGAAATTCAATTGAGTTGGCATTGGCAGCTAGTGTTGGTAATTTACTGAAGAGTGTGACTAAAGAAGATGATTTAAGAGGTAAATTAAGCGCAGCAGCGAACACTGGAATGAATCTTATTAACACTGGTAAAGGATTTCTTAAGGAGGGACAAGATCAGAACGATGGAATTGCAGCACTTCTTGCAGGATATGTTATTGGAAACACATCTTTTGCCACACGAACAAGTGGTCTCACAATCAACCCAAATATGGAACTTCTCTTCAGTGGTCCAAAATTGAGATCATTTGGGTTCCAATTTAATTTTGCACCAAGATTTGAAAAAGAGGCAGAACAGGTTAGAAAAATTATTAGAACATTAAAAATGCACTCTTCCCCAGTTATTAAAAAAACTGGAGATATCTTCCTCAAAACACCAAAAATATTTCAGTTAGAGTACATATATAGTGGGGATGGTAGTGATACCGCCGACGGTAAAACTCATCCATACTTAAATAAAATTAAACCTTGTGCTCTTACTAACGTTGGTGTGAATTATACGCCAAATGGTACATACATGACGTATGCTGGTGGTGGCTCTATGGTACAAACTACACTTACTCTAAGTTTCAGTGAACTTGAACCAATTTACAATATTGATTATGAGGATGACAACCACCTAACAGGTTACTAAAAATGGCAACACCATACTTTAGATATGTTCCTAACTTTGAGTATGTCAATAGGCTCAGAGATAATAAGACTATATCTGCATATATTCAAACCAAAAACCTCTTTAGGAGAGGTGTTCTTCGTGAAGACATATTTACAGATTTATCATATTTTACAAAATACTCTATAGTTGGTGATGATAGACCGGATAACGTTGCATACAAATATTATGGTTCTCAATACTATGATTGGTTAGTTCTTCTTTGTAACAATGTAATTCACTTTCAAGACGAATGGCCACTATCTCAAAAGTCATTTGAAAACTACTTAGATACAAAATACGTCACACAACAAAATCTCTTCGCAATTCATCATTATGAGACTATTGAAGTAAAAGATCAATCACAGTTTGTTATAGTTCCAAAAGGTCTTGAAGTTGATAAAGACTTTAGTATTACCTATTATGATACCAAGTTAGGAATTGAACTGACAAAGACTGGTATTACTCAAGAATTTACAAATTATGATTATGAAGTAAAAAGAGACAATGAAAAGAGAAACATTTTTCTTCTAAAAGAGGAATATGTCAATATTATTGAAAATGACCTTAGGGGGTCAATGATTTACAAAAAAGGTAGTAGTCAATACGTCGATAAGAGACTGGTAAGGGGAGAGAACATTAGATTGTTCCAATAAAAAAAAGTAAAGGGCCCAATTTTTCCTGGGAAAAATTAAAGGCCCTTTTTTGGATTTAATTGCCGATTTTGGTATCACATATCAGCCAATTTTGAGAAATATGACATGGCATCATCCTCATCATCATTAGTTGAAGTCTGAGGTGCAGAGTTGGACTGGATGATTTGTTGTTCCAGTTTCTTCAAAGCATCTTCTTCACTGACACGACTTTGTTCAGTAGAAGAATAACTATCATACTCAGTCTCTTCTGCTTCAACGGCCTTTGCTTTCTTGTTACCAAGAACATAATCAAGACGCTTCTTCAGTTCATCATAAGACTTGAACTTATCGGGAGCAACCAGTTCTTGGAGAGAATACTCCTTATTCCAGATTGCTTCCAAGGCATCATCATCATCCAGAAGAGCAGATGTTGCAGCGAACTCAGACTTATCATAGTTCCAATAACCAGCAACTTTTGCCAGTTTCAGTTTGAAGTTGGCACCTTGCCAGAAGTCAAAGGGATTGATAGGAGTCTCATCCTCATACTCAGGTTGCATTGCATCCATGATCTTGTCAAAGATCTTCTTACCAAACTTGTAAAGGAATACTCCACCCTCGTTTTGAGGATTGGCAGGATCTTTTACGACATAGATGTTTGCATAGTAAGACAGTTTACGCTTTTGCTTACGAACAGTATCTTTATCACTCTCATTACCAGTGTTCCACAGTTCACGGTTTAGTTCACCGATAGGATCCTGTTGACCAATAGTGGTCAGAGAATTTTCAATGTACCATCCACCAGGGCCCTGGAAAGCATGGGAGAATGTTTTTACCCAAGGAAGATCTTCTCCATTGGGAGCAGGCAGGAAACGAATAACGGCATAACCATTACCGGACTTATCCATTACAGGTTTCCAGAGTCTTTCGTCTGCTCCTCCACCTGAACCCTTGTTATCCTTTTCGACTTGTTGGATAAGTTTTTGTGTTAGGTTCCCCAGAGAGGAGCTCTTTTTGAGATTTGAGAACGACATATTTGAATGTATTGAATGTATTTGGTCTGTGTCCCAGATTTGGTTGGGGTAACTGGGGACCCCGTAATTATAACCCTTTGGTCAGGGGTTGTCAAGGATGGCAGTTTTCATTTGACCAAGAACCTTGGTTATGTTTGAGAAGACGTAACTAATATCCACATCCTGTGAGAAACCTAACTCCTTAGCATTATTGATAATCTCTTCTCTCATTTTCTTGGCCTCTGGATCATCAGATAACTTCAAACGTGTGTAAAGTATCTGTTGTTTCTCTAAAAGATTACTTAGTTTTTCAACATGATCAAGCTTATCTTGCTTGGTCATTGTAGGAAATTCAAAGACCTTTTTATAAACTTCTTCTTGAAGTTTGGTAATATTCTCCATCTCTTTTTGAACTAATTCTGAATCAAAGAAACTACTCATTAGACTCCTATTACCTTCTTTAAAATACGTTTGTATGTGAATATATCAGTATGTATGAAAGGACTATACTTGTCAATTCTCATTGATAAAAACTCCCATACAGGATCTTTCAGTTTCTTATCAAAGTTCTTTTTGAATCCCAGAATCCTATCCAGGATGATCAGTGTCTCTAGTGACACATTGTTTGCTAGGTGTTCCTTTACAATAAGAGGATGTCTAGTTCCATCAATGAAGAACACATCATCAAACTTTTTCATATCAAATAAATCACTCACTTCATTCTTAAAGACATAAGACATTGATTGATTCTTTCTCTTCCAGTCAGAGTAATTCTCTTCTCCTTCTTTCATAATCTGACCAATCCAGAGAGCCTGAGGGTCAGAACATGAAACAAAGTTTGCAACGAAGTATTCTACAACCTCACTATCATCCTTCTGTCTAGACAATTTCTCAAAGAAAAATCTGTCACGACGTTTATAGAACGACTGGATAGATGCACGGGACTTACCACAATATTTGTGATAATCGTAACTCTTTTTAGTAAAATGGTTCTTTAGTCCAAGGTAGGATTTATAAACGTCAAATGCTTTCAATTTTGGAATCATATAGGAAGTTTTGCATGGGAGGTTCTCTTTAGGAAGTTCAATTCAATCGCCTCACATTTAATCTTTTCCTTCAAAGGTTTGGAGATAAGTTTGGGGACAGACTCAACATCAATATTATTTTTTTCACAAAAATAAACAATGGAATCAATATAACTCATACTACTATCATCGGAGTGAATCTTTTCAATCTCCTCTGAAAATTTTCTTGGACAGTAAAACTTACTCTCTAGGAGTTTGTTGATGTCATTTTCTTCAGACATTAGTGTCATGCAATTGGAATTCAACAAACTCTCTAATATATTTTGTGAGTAGTTTGATATACTTGGCCTTATCATACTCTTCATAGACTTCACACTCTCCATTTTCACAGGTCATAATAATAACGAATTTTTTGACTGTAAGACCAGTCAGTTCATACAACATACAAGCATAGGCTGCACACTGTACAAAATATCCTTCAATCCATTCTCTTTTCTTTGGTTTTTTGGATGTCTTGAAGTCGATGATAGCCAATTCGTTATTATACTCGGCTATACAATCTACGGTTCCTGCAATACCCAGATACTCACTGTATAGAGGAGTTTCTAGTCCATGTATGTTATCTATGTTGTTTAAATCACCCTTGGCAATCTTGAATAACATATCAGAAAGAGGTTGAACTGTAGGAAGATCCTCATTCTTGAGATAATGTTCAATCAAAGTATGTGTATCAGTTCCACGACTGGTGGATTGTTTAGTTACTTTGTTTGCTTCCTCATTACCAACTCTCTTTCTCCAATTAACAAATATCTCACGGTTATAGTGACTGATGACAGAGGTGATTGAAACTAATTTCTTACCCGAGGGTGTATCATAATACCTCACCCCATCGATTGTCTTTCGGGACAACCGTGGGACTTCTATTTCAACATGATTAAACATTACATACCTAGTTCAAGTTTTGCAACAATGTATTCCTTGACAAGACCACTTCTACAAATGTCTTCTGCTTGGAACTCAATTGTATCAAAGGATGGCATATTATTCAAGATTCTCATGAAGTCAATGATACCATTCTTCTCAGCAGTCTTCACCAAGTCAGTCTGAGTTGCGTCTCCACAGAACATGACCTTAGAATCTTCACCAACACGGGTGATCATAGAGTCTAGTTCATGGAAGTTCAGATTTTGAAATTCATCCACTATGATGATTGCATTGTCCAGTGTTGTTCCACGAATGAAACTAGTAGACCAGAATGAAATAGTTCCCTGCGATTTGAGGTTGGTATACAACATATCAAATGCATTATCATCAGGCATCTCAAACATGTATTTCACCATGTTCTTGTATGGTATCTGATACAAGGAAGACTTATCCTCATGGTCACCGGGAAGGAAACCAATCTCTCTGGTGGCTACAAGAGACCTGACAATGTAGATTTTCTCATAAGGAGTTCTTGGATCTAAAACATCTAGAAGAGCATTGTAGAGGGTAATAAAGGTCTTACCAGTACCAGCACAACCATATGCAACCAAGTTTTGATTCTTCTTGTACAGATCAAAAAATATTTCTTGATTATCTGTAAGAGGTTCAATCTTCTTGATGTAATCAAGATTGATTGGTTTCTTCCTCTTCATTTGTTTGTTGCTCATACCAAAGGGAACTGGGTTTGTACTTCCAATACCTGACTTACTCTTTCTAGACATACTTGATTAGTCGTAATGTTTTAGGGTTGATCCTGGTTGTTGTTTCGCTTTAGAAATAACATCTTTCCATCCTGGATGTTTAGTATAAAGTTTACTGAGTGGGTCACCCATTTCTACTCCAAGTTTAGGAGAATTGTCTGGAGTGTAATATCTCTCCCAATCAGGATTGTCAATCTTCCACTGATCCCAATCATGAACACTCATCTTCACGTCTTTGGTTTCACCAGTCTCATTATGTTTTACCGGATATGTGGCCAATTTATTCTCCTCAATAACAATAAGTAAATATTTATTACCAATCCAGAGCTTCTGAAATGGTAGGGAACTGTTCTTTAAATACCTCCTTACATGCAACTGCAATGTCCATATGTTCTTTCTGTGTTCCATTGGCAGAACGAAGATCTATGTAATGCACCCACGACCGCACTGATCCTGTCATATAAATTCTGGTAGGAGTTGCAAGAGGTAATACAAAACGAGCACACTCTTTTGCGATACCATATTCTAACATACTTTTGTAGAGTTCCATACCCTCTTCAAAATGTTTCTGAATTTTCATTTCATATTCTTGACGAATATGAGGATCAATATCATCAATGGAGTTCTGACGGTTCTTTGTGTCCTGCCTACGAAGGTCAGGAAGAGGGATTACGTCTGCTAACATAGAACTGTCAGCATATCTCTGTGAAAACTCCTGGAAGGTGAAAGAACGATGTCTTAGAATCTGGGCTGCAATACCACGATTAGTTTCAATCTCTAGAGTCAAGTATGCTTGTTCAAAAATACTCCAGTGTTGATGTTTAATACAATACCCAAGTAGACCAGAAATTTTTTCATTCTCCTGGTTGTTTGGATTACTTACCCTGGCACAGTATGCCATATGCTTTTCAGCATCAGGTGTCACACTAATAACTTTTACACTCATGTTAGTTCTTCCTCATCCCATTCTTCTTTTTCATTTTTTCTGAGTTTTTTTAATTCTTTCATCATACTTTTGATTTCTTGATAAGATGACTCAGGTGACATCTTACCACTGATTTCAAGTCCTACTATCATAGAAACTTTATCGCCAAATCTTGCAAGAGCTCTTTCAAACTCTGATAGGTTAGAGTAAACCATTAGTCAGTATCATAGAACACTTCATCATAATCATCAACAGGAACATTTGTGTATGTAGGTTCATCTGTTACGACATTTTCCAGTTCATCATAAAACAATTCTTCCCTTAGTGTTCCTAAAAGAAATTCCATTTTGCAAATTGTTGCCCTCAGTCTTTCCTTATCCATTCGTATAGTAGGCCTCAAAGTATTTTACAATTCCAGATGTACCAACATTACCTTGAGAAACCCAGTCATGAGAACATTCAGTGATACTTTTCATACTATAGACAGGTTCACCATTCTCATCTATCTGAGAACCAAACCTAGTCAGTAAGAACTCATATACTTTCTGTCTGGTTTCTAGTCGGTCATCACTGTATCGCCAATCAGTAACAGTAGTCATATGAATATAGATTATTCATTATAATTATACACAAAAAAAGGACGGGAGTCAATCCCGTCCTGGAAGTTAAGCTAGAATCCTCCTACAGATTCGTTTACATACTTGTTGTGAGTCATCACATTCAATTAGACAGTCATAGTAGTCATTAAGAATATCAGACTCCTCAGATGTTTTTTCTAGACTACCTATAAGACCGTCAACATTTTGTTTCCATCCTGCAAGTTGATTATACGAGATAATGTTATGCATGATTTTCTCCATTAGTTTACATCATAATATGGTTGGACATCCATACCTCTTAATTCTATCATTATTTAGTTAGGAAATCCTAACTTTTACTAAATTGTTATTTAAATACAAAAAAAGAGAGAGTTCTTAACTCTCTCTGTGTAGTAAGTTTAATTCACTTGGTGTAAGTACGACCCCTGTAACAGAATGTTCCGTGGGTCTCTTTAGATTTGACACAACGTGTATCATACTCAACACCACGATATGAGGCGTGAGAGATTTGTGCGTCATGAAGTGCAGATGCTTTGTTGATCTGCTTTTTGATCATGAGTAGTGTGTTCATGATTGACTCCTAAAGTAGTTGGATGTTTAGATCCGTTCCTTTAATCGTTTGCGTCCCAATACCAATCACACTGTGGTACAGATTCCTTTACGGTCTCAACAAGTTCAATCTTAACAATATTGGAAAGATTGTTATTTGCATTAATCCTCAGCATAATAGCGTCGGCTTGTGTACAGGTGAGTGTTGAATAGAATAGTACTTCTAACATGGGATCAACGGTTCCGTTGCGCGACTTACTTGCGTCCCACCCTAGACCTAGAGCGGGATGAACGATAGGTCTATTATAGACCATTGTATCTATTTAGTCAAGAAGAACTTTTTTTATCCATTTTCATTATCTGACCAAGGTTAGACTTCTGACCTTTCTTAATCTTTTTATATTCTTTGATGAGTCTTTCAACTTCTTGATTAGAAACATTGACTGTAAATTCTTTCTCATCTTCTTTCTCAACAAATCCTAATCCAGATTGTTCCATACTGAAGATTTGAGATTCTTTGTCCTCAACATAATCATTGATGACTTCTTGAATCTCACCTCGGATAAGTGAGTTAATTTGTTCTCTCAGTTCTTCGTCTTTCATTTTTTAGAAGGATTCCAAAGTTTAGGGTTTGCTCTCCCATCTGCTTGAGTAATATTCTTCAGGTCACTACGATAGTTATCCCAATATTGATCAAATATTTCTGATACTTTTTGTGCAATGACAATATCAAATTTGGTCATACCATCTTGAAGATACTCAACCAGGAACGCACTGGTTGGGAGAGTCTTATCTTGTGCTAATGTAGGGTCACAATCCTTTTGAATTTCTCTAACGCCTTTTCCCATTAAGACCTACCTCCCCACTGAATGTCAGGGAATGCCACTTCAACAACACCTTTATTAATCTTATACTGGGATTCTAGAGCCTTATCTTTAGTAAGAATAAGAATGTTTGCCTCTTGAGGATGAAGACCTTCAAGAATCTGAATGAACATAGTCTCTCTACGGGTCTTGGAGAGTGAATCATTACCACCCTTTACAAAGTGATAAAGGTTCTTCCATTCCTTCCTTAGAGAAGTATGGTCAGTCCCTAGAGGAACATCATTCTTCTCAAAGGGAACTTCTCCTTCTGGAAGCATAGAAATTACAGTTTCATCAAAGTTCCAAATTAGAATTGCTTTGAGTGCCTCTGTGGAATACTCTTGAAGAATTGCAATCTTCTTTGCTTTTGATCTTTGCGCACTTACCAAGTCCAAAATCTCAAAGATAAATGGATTTGGTGGTAGTTTTGTGTTAGTCGTTTTCTTAGTCTTCGCTGATGAAGTCATTTTCAAATCTCACTGATAAAATTTCGTCTGGTATGATGTTACCATTCTCATCAAAAAATTCTGGATGAATGAATGGCATTCTTGTTTGGTCTAGGTAATCTTTTACTAACCAACCTAGGAGAGTTCCTACTAAAAGAAAAAGTGCTGTGACTGCAACGGACAATATAATGATTGCTGTTTCCATTTAATCTCTCCGAGAACTTACTTTCTTTATGTCTAGATGAACATTAAAGTAAAAGTTAATTTCTCTATTGAAGAGAGAAACCAACTTTCCAAACCTTAGTTCAAAAGTCTTTGGTCGTCTTTCTCTCCTTTGTTTTTTTCTCAATAACAACTCTAAACCTCTATTAATTTCTTGAGGTTCATCATCATTTCTCTTATTTAGAGGGTTTTCTTTTTCTTCCTGGTCTTTTTTCTCTTCCATATTTTACAGCATCCTCAACAATACCATTCAAATAGTTTCTTATTTTTCTGGCTTCTGGTTTACCCAGATAACCATAACCCTCTCTCAATTGTTTGTGTTTCTCATCAGAACCACCTTCAAGATAATTATCTAGGTCACTAATCAGTTCATCAATCTCTTTTCTTGATGAACTTTCAAGAAACTCTTCAACATCTTTTTTTGATGACTTACTAAGTACTAGGTAGTCATACATGTTGAGCATGTACTTTCCATTAAATGCATAATCGATTGTGTGCTCAATGATATCATAGAGATCTTGGTTGTCCATCAAACAATATTATTTTCCTTCAGGTATTTAACAGTTTCTGTACATCCACCAAGATGAGTTCCGTCATCAGGGCCCTCAACATTCAATATAACTTGAGGAAATGTAGAACCCTTACCAAACTTAGAATAAAACTCCTCTCTTGTGTAGTCTCTACCAAGTTTAAGGACTACATGTTTCTGTTCTGTAAGTTGTAGTACCTGTTGGACTTTAGTACAGAAAGGACAACCATCCTTAGAATAAATTGTGTATGTCATAATCAAATGTCTAGTTTGTTTCGTGCCTCTGGATTTACTTTGAGTTCTTCAATGAATTCTTCCTTAGCAAGTTTTGGAGTGTATCCAGGGTAGAACTTTTTCATGAGTTGAGATGTACCTAGACAACTAGGATACCCACCCTTGATCCACACCTCTTTCCTGTCTTCCAGGACAACATGATTGAATGGAAACTTAGTCTTTTTGTTCATAAGTCAAGGTCTTTCCTTTTACTTTAGTGTCATTTTCTCCTGTCTTACCAGGATTCATCTTACCAAGTTTAACACGTTTTCCTTCTCCTGGCCAGGACTTATTAGTTCCAACAAGTTGAGCATCACCTTTGGGTTTCTTTTTAATCAGAACAGAATCCTGATTATATTTCTTACCCAGTTTGGTGATTGTCTTCTTGAACTTTTTCTTACCCATCTTACCAGAGGAGATGGAATGGGATCTCTCACCCACTTTCTTCTCATCCTTAGTACCAGGGTTCTCCGTATAACGTCCAGAAACCTTTGTAGCACCAGGAAGACCTGCTCCCTTAATATCTCTATCCAACTGTTGGGAACGTGCTCTGTTCTCCTTGTTAGACTTGTCTCCTCTCTGGGCAGACATGATAGCAGTACCACCTTTCTGGTCTTTTTGACGCAGACGGTTGAGAGAAGCTTCAGATATAAATTGGGAGTAGGACTTCATCTTACTTACGTCTTTTCTTTATTTATTTCATAAGGGTGTTGAGGTTTGTGTTCTCTATCCATAGGTTGAGAAGGTGTCCATGGGTCTCGTGAAAGATTTTTAATAACAATAAATGCTTCTTTATTACACTTACGAGTCCCAATAGGTGATTGCCATTTCTTATTATAGACTTCGCCCACATCAATACCAGAAACTTGAGTCCCTGCCATTTCAACTACAATATTGTCACCTGCTTCCCATCCGTACTTTTGGACAAGAGAAGCAACTTGTTCATAAACAGATGGAGTATCTAGTACTCGATCTTCAGGTTCTAGGTTTCCGATCATCATAGTGCCTCATATACAAGTTTGTCTGCCTGTTCAGGACCAAAAATACCCAACTTACGACGTTTTTCTTGTGCCTTGGTATGAACAAGAACCGCAGATGTTACAGGAGGTGCAACTGCAAGTGTCAGACCAAAGTCAACCAGTGAGATTGGTGCTGCAAGCAATGCAACACCTGTTGCTGCAAGAGTAGGAATCCAGTTGTTTGTTTTTACCGAATAAACAACAGAAACAACAGGTGGAACAGTGAACATATGAAGTAACCAAGAGACTCCAATACGGACTCGTGCTTGTTTGGCATCATCCACTTTGGTTTTAATCTCAATATACTCAGAGTATTCCATAAAAAAAGGGAGGCTTTGAACTCCCTTAACTATAACAGGTTTTAGTAGTATTTGTCAAACCATGTGACAGTCATTATACTGGCACCACTTCTCCAATGACCCAAGACCTCATACCAAATGGAGTATCAGTAATAAGACATTGTGTATGTTCTACTACTTCTTCTGGTACAACCAAGCAGAATCCAATACCCAGATTGAATACATTTCTCATCTCATCTTCAGTAATGTCTCCTGCATGTTGAATCTTATTGAAGAGTTCTGGTCTCTCCCAGGAGTTGTAGTCTACATCAACTGTAAGACCCTTAGGAAGACACCGTGGAAGGTTCTCAGGGATACCACCACCAGTAATGTGTGACATACCTAGAATAGGAACCTCGTCCAACAGGTGTTGAATAAGGGGAGAATAGATGGTAGTTGGTGTTAACAACTCAGGCATGTCCTTATAGAAGATCTTATGCCTCCACAGCATATCATTGACTAGTGTGTATCCATTACTATGAAGTCCACTACTTTCAATACCAATAACTTTATCACCTGGTCTGATGTTAGTACCGTTAACAATCTCAAACTTCTCTACAATACCTGTACAGAAACCAGCAAGGTCATAGTCAGTTGCTCTAAAGTGTTCGGCAGTCTCACCACCTAGAAGATACATTCCAGAAATAAGACAACCATCAATCACACCTTGAATGATATCATTGACGTTACCATCCAATTTTTTAGTGGAGATATAGTCTAAAAAATATAATGGTTTAGCACCAGAACATATAACGTCATTGACGCACATAGCAACGAGATCCTGACCAATAGTGGTGTAATCATTAGCAATCCTACAGATATTAATTTTAGTTCCGACACCATCAGCACCAGATACTAGTACAGGTTGTTCATACTCTGGTGGAATTTGTATCATACCATTAAATCCTCCAAGGTTAGGTACTTTCTTTTTGAGTTCTTCTACAAACTCTCTACCCTTTTCAATGTCAACACCAGAAGTTTTATAGTCCATCAGTCTCTTCCTAAACGAATGTATAAAGTAATCAATGATTGTGAGATTAGATCACAAGAATATGTAAATCCTTTCTTGTCCTCTTCATCCCAATACACTCTTTGATTTTTAAGAAGTGCAGAAAACTCTTTAATTTTAGACCTCATCTCTTCGTTTGTCAACTTATCCAATGATTTCACCTCTGGCAATTTGTTCACGACGTTTTAGTTTCCATACAATATAATCCATTGTTGGGATACACATAGGGTTCCAACCAACAAAGGTTGTTGATTCCTTACTTGGGATCTTCCAACACTCAGCATCATCATTATCAAGATCTAATGACTTACGATACTCATCCTCACCAAACATAACAACAGCACGTTCTGCTTGATTCAAACTTCTAAAGCAATCAAAACCATTCTTTCTAATAATATCAGGGATTTCGTGTTTCATTCTAATACAAATTCAACTTCTTCATCAAGTGCCCAAGAATCTTCACCCTCAAGATACTGCTCTAACTTATCCACCAATTCTGGCGGGAAATCATCAATGAACATCCCCCAAGTTCCTGGATTTTCATCATCACCGTCAGGTTCCCAAGTTGAATACTTAATATCATTTTGATATTCATAAAAAAGAAAGTCAAATATATTAGATTGATCTTCTTGAGTTTGACAGTAGATTTTAAGATTGTTCATTGGATTGCAAGTGGTTGTAGTCTGTCAAGAATATAACGATAAGCAGGAACAATATCACCTTCATCCTTTCGGAACAGATCCTTATCAAATCTCTCATCACCACCAATTTTCCACAACCTCATACTGTCGGGACTGATCTCATCGGCCAACATCAGTTCTCCGTGAGCAGTATATCCATACTCAACTTTAAAATCTACAAGATCAATACCCATAATGTAGAACATCTGACGAAGGTAATCATTAATCCTTAGTGTCATCTCAACAAAAGGTTCTGGATCATATCCCATCAAACGCACACGGTCTGGTGTTAAGAGAGGATCATGTTTGGTATCATCTTTCAGAAAGAACTCAACAATGGGATTTGGTAACGGATAACCCTCCTTGAGAGTTGTCTCACGAACAATAGATCCAGCAGCACGATTGCGACAGATAACTTCTAGAGGAACGATATCTACATTCTTACAGATCATTTTGTTAGCACCAACCATATTAATATAATGAGTTGGGATAAGCTCTTTGGAAAGTTTTTCAAAAATGATAGATGAAATACTACAGCAAAGAGATCCCTTTCCTAAAGGATGATCTTCCTTCTCTCCATTTCCTGCAGTCACCTTATCATGATACTCAATAATGACTTGCTCTGCATCATCACCTTGGTATACTGTTTTCACCTTTCCTTCAGTAATTACTTCCATCAATCATCCTCCTTCAATTTATATGTAATAGTTATTTGATCGTATACCTCATCTCTATTATCACTATTATAGACATGGCATCTTTCTACTTTACCATCTAATAGTTTTGCCACATTATCTAATTGCCATTCAGCAATATACCTTTTGAATTCCTCAGTGATACCTGACTTGTTTGATCCTGGTTGATTAAATTTCATCCCTCAATCCCTGGTGGAAAACTATCTATTTCAGTTAATTCATAATCCCAATCTTCCATAACAACATTAGCATACAAACGATCAGATAACATCTCTATTTCTTTCTCAGCATACTCTCTAGTGGGCGCTTCTAACCATACATCAATTACTTTACCCAGTCTCAGTTTCTTGATGTTCAATTCAGACAATCGTTTAGATGCATCTCTCACAGCGTTACCTGGTGAGTCATCAACTTGTGATCGAAGACGAATGAAGATTAGTGCTTTAAATTTAAGCATAAAAAAAGAGGGTCTTAACCCTCTTAGTGTATCATAGATTGTCTTTCTTGTAAAGGTCTTCTAGTCTTTCTCTAGATAGATCCACATACATAACCTCTTCACCTTCTCCAGGTGCCTCAGGATGTCGTGGTTTAACTGGTTCGGGTTGTACTTTTAAAGACATGATGTTAGACCACATCATTGCAAATGCTGCACCACCAATAAGGGAGAAACATACTCCATAGACAAAGAGAAGATAGTGGTTCATTTTAGTTAGTTGTTGTTTTTACAGTATAGACCATAGTAATAAATGTTGTTGTGATTATTCATTCCCATTCTATAGGGGAACAATTCTTCTGCTCTATCTTTTATTTCGGATTCAGTTAGGTTTGGTGCCTCGTGACATATCGTAGACATGTAGTAAGACATTCCTGCAGCCAATAAGAAAGACATGAGATTTATTACGGTTAATATTATCTATCTTTTAATAAGGATTTTTCTTATTAAAGGTTAGAGTGCATTGCCTCTCGGCAATACCTCCTCTGGAAAAACGAATGACTCATGCGGTTGATCCACAGGTGCCATCCATGCTCTCAAGCCTTCATTTAAAAGTTGGTTTTTCGTGTAGAACGTCTCAAACTCAGGATCTTCTGCTGCACGAATCTCTTGACTTACAAAATCATAAGCACGAAGATTAAGAGCAAGCCCAATGATGCCAATAGAAGATGTCCAAAGACCCATGACAGGAACAAACAACATAAAGAAGTGCAACCAACGCTTATTACTAAAAGCAATGCCGAAGATTTGCGACCAGAAACGGTTCGCTGTAACCATCGAGTAAGTCTCCTCTTCTTGAGTGGAATCAAATGCCTTGAATGTGTTTGATTGTTCTCCATCTTCATACAATGTATTCTCTACTGTAACACCGTGGATTGCTGAAAGCAATGCTCCTCCAAGGATACCCGCAACTCCCATCATGTGGAAGGGATTGAGCGTCCAGTTATGAAAACCCTGAAGGAACAACAGGAATCTAAAGATTGCTGCTACCCCGAAACTAGGTGCAAAGAACCATGAAGACTGTCCGAGAGGATAGATGAGAAACACACTGACAAAAACAGCGATAGGCCCAGAGAACGCAATAGCATTGTAAGGTCGGATACCGATAAGACGTGCCAGTTCAAACTGACGTAACATGAAACCTATAAGTGCAAAGGCACCGTGGAGAGCAACAAAGGACCAAAGCCCTCCAAGTTGGAGCCACCGTTGAAAGTCCCCCTGAGACTCAGGGCCCCAAAGTAGAAGAAGAGAATGGCCCATAGCATCAGCAGGCGTTGAGACAGCTGTCGTGAGAAAGTTAGCACCTTCAAGATAGGAACTAGCAAGGCCGTGGGTGTACCAACTTGTGACAAAAGTCGTCCCAGTAAGCCAACCACCAATGGCCAAATAAGCAGTGGGAAGAAGTAGTAGTCCAGACCAGCCCACAAAGATAAAACGATCCCGTTTAACCCAGTCATCAAGGACATCAAACCACCCCCGTTGTTGTGTAAGAGTTGAAGTTGTCATAACCTCCGATATATCTGTTCATATTTATGTTACACAACTTCACATTAAAGGTCAATAAGTGTTTCTACTTGTTTGCGTCCTCCCAGTCCCTTTGAAACTGTTCCAAACCCTTGTCAGTCATAACGTTCTTATACATCTTCCAAAATACGATAGGAGGAATGGTAACAACGTCTGCGCCATACTCTGCACACTTCTCTACCTGTCTCACATCACGAATTGATGCACCTAGGATTTGAGGAGTCTCATTGAGTTGGTTATAGACCTTCCTAATCTTCTGAATCAATTCCAAACCATCAACTGAATTATCTTCCCATCTACCAATGAATGGAGAGATATAAGTTGCTCCTGCCTTTGCTGCTAAGATTGCTTGTGCAACTGAGAAGACAAGGGTGACATTAGTTTTTACACCAACTTTAGATAATTCCTTACACGCCTTCAGTCCTTCAACAGTACAAGGAACTTTGATGGTTATTGCTGGAGAGATAGTAATAAACTCTTGGGCCTGGTTCAACATCTCTCCTGAAGTATCCGCTACAACCTCTGTAGAGATACTTTCTAATGCCAGGAGACCTGAGAGTTCCTGTGCAACCTCTTGAAGGGTTCTACCACTCCTTAGAATGAGTGTGGGGTTTGTTGTGACACCATCAATGAGACCAGTCTCATACGCAGGAGTGATCATATCAAGGTCTGCAGTATCTAAAAATATTTTCAAGATTGTTTTTGAAGAACTTCATTATGTATTATATCATTATTTCCATTATTGTTCCAGTGTCTTACTGCATTTGAAACAATAGCCACATTAGTAATGAGATATGTGAGGAATATAAAACTCCTAACCATAGCAATGATGTCTGATTCTCTGTCACATTTAGATCCTTTTTCTCCAAGTGCCTTTGCCCATATTCTCCATATAGATTTTCCTTTATTTTTTTTCTTTCCCATTCTTCTTATGTGGTCGATACAACTGTGGCCAAGTGTCTCTAATAATTTGAGCTAACTTGTCTGGAGTATTAGTGGTTATCATGGAGGTAGGAGTTCACCCGTGAAATATATCTATACACAAAAAAAGAGACCCAAAGGTCTCTTTCTTGTTATTCAGTTTTTCTAACTAACTCAACCAACGGTTGGTGCAGTAAGTGCAACAGGAGTTGACTCAGCAGCAGCAAGATCCAAGGGGAAGTTGTGTTCAGTCATAATACTTTTGTGCATCTTCTGTCCATATTTTAAGAACATCATCCATAGGATATGTCTTCACTTTACCACTATCAATATCATCTACCATCTGATAGAGTTCTTCAAGAAACTCTTTGCTATATGTCTCATCCATATTGATAGATGCCCAGAACCATTCATAGCACTCTTGCTCTGGATCATCCTCCTCCAAGAGAGCATATCCCTCATATCTATTGGTCATTAGGTCTGCCCAAATCCTAAAGTTACAAGACCATTGCTGAACCCAAGCACGAAGCAGATGTTTTGTGATGTATTCAAGGTGTGTCATTGTAGTGCTCCTTTACTAAGTAAAGCTTTACCAAATCATAGATTCTATCTGCCATCTGATCACAGAGAACAGTATCACCAAGTTCAGTTTCTAAAAGTTCCCATAGTTGATCATAAAAACTTTGCTCTTGAATCTTGAATCCATCATAGGTAGTGTCCAACCATGGAGCATCATCTTTATCTGGGAGGTTGTAGTCAGTCATCAGTTGTCCCATTCATAGTAGATTGTAGTGTTGCCGTAGTTTAGGTAATGCCAGAAAAGTGTTTTCATCATACCTTCATCTGCGTATCCATCAAGATGTGGCCACATGTGATTTCTCCAAGAAAACACACAATAATCAAAAACATAAATGGATGTCCAGATAGTCCATTTCTTCCAGGTGTCAGTCATAGTTTCCAAGTGCGGTCAAAGAACCCTACAGCAATACCAAACTTATAAACATTGAATATGATAGATAACATCACACCAGATCCAGATTGTATTTGTAGAAAAGGCCATCCAGGATACTCACACCATGATACTGACCCCTGAAAAAATGCCCAGTGCTTGGTAAATAATAGTCGGACATACCAATCGTGTCCGTAATCATAATGATTACGGCCGTAATCATATTGGTGATTGAATTTAATGAGTTTCATTAGTATGTTAAGTCAGTTTTGTATGCTCCTTTGAATGAGCGTTCATAATCTTGTAGTTTGCCGTTCTTAAAATGAATACGACACTCAGGCCAGTCTCTCCACTCACCATCCCATCGTTCAGGATACACCTTGATGTATTTGGTGAGGTTCATTGGTCTTACTCTACCATGAGTTCCATTTGGAATCCACCTGAAGTTTGTCCAGGAATTCTTTTCAGTGTATCCTTCATCCCCTTCTTTGAGTTCTACAAAGTCAGCAGTGTGTGAGTAATCAATCAAATACAGTTGCCCGTCAGGTGACAACCAGTATTGAGTCATTGTACCACCAATACCATCTTCAATGTCTTTTGTTTGACAAGGAACATTGATAAATGATTCTCCTATATCATAAGAGGATCGGAAATAGTCAAACATTCCCATAAGTCAAACCTCTTGGGTATCTTTGTTCAGTCGTTCAATCTCTTCATCACGTTCTTTCCATTCCTTGAACTTTTCATGGAGGTCTTCATTCCTTGTGACTTCATACTCCTCACAGATTTTACGTTGGTCTGCATCATTGACCCATTCATTCAAGACCAAAGACATAGCACCCTCACGAATGTTATGAGGAGACATACCAACTGCCAACATAAACTTCTCAAATAGTTTGAAGTATTGTCGGGCACTGAGGTCAGCAGCAGGTGCAGTGATTACAAAGTGTTCTTCTGGAATGAAGTCGTCATCAATGGTAGAACCAAACCCACGACTATAATCATGAGTGTAGGTGGCATCAAATTTGAATTCAACAGTTGCTTCGTAGGACATGGGTCTGATGTGTATGAGATTATTATACAATAAAAAACCACCCCTGTGAAGAGGTGGTGGACGGTTTGGGAAGTGGTCATCTCCTAATTAACTCCTAATTTATTACTAATTAGGAGTTAAAATCAACCAACAGTAGGAGCAGTAAGTGCTACAGGAGTACTTTCTGCTGCTGCAAGGTCTAGTGGGAAATTATGAGCATTTCTTTCGTGCATCACTTCCATGCCGAGACCGGCACGGTTCAACACGTCGGCCCAGGTGTTCAGGACACGGCCCTGACCATCAATCACAGACTGATTGAAATTGAAACCATTCAAGTTGAAAGCCATCGTAGAAACACCAAGAGCGGTGAACCAGATGCCAACAACAGGCCATGCAGCAAGGAAGAAGTGCAAGGAACGGGAGTTGTTGAATGATGCGTATTGGAAGATCAAACGACCGAAGTAGCCGTGAGCTGCAACGATGTTGTAGGTCTCTTCTTCTTGACCGAACTTATAGCCGTAGTTCTGGGACTCGGTCTCGGTTGTTTCACGAACCAAGGAAGAGGTCACCAGTGAGCCGTGCATGGCGGAGAACAGTGAACCACCGAAGACACCAGCCACACCAAGCATGTGGAAGGGGTGCATCAGGATGTTGTGCTCAGCCTGGAAGACCAACATGTAGTTGAAGGTTCCAGAGATGCCCAGGGGCATTGCGTCAGAGAAAGAGCCTTGACCGAAAGGATAGACGAGGAAGACTGCGGATGCAGCTGCAACAGGTGCAGAGTATGCAACACAGATCCAGGGGCGCATACCTAGACGGTAGGAAAGTTCCCACTCACGTCCCATATATGCATAGATGCCGATAAGGAAGTGGAATACTACGAGTTGGAAAGGACCACCATTGTAAAGCCATTCATCAAGAGATGCTGCTTCCCAGATGGGGTAGAAGTGTAGACCGATTGCGTTTGAACTAGGAACAACTGCACCAGAGATGATATTGTTACCATACATGAGTGAACCAGCAACGGGTTCACGGATACCATCGATGTCCACAGGGGGAGCAGCGATGAAGGCGACGATGAAACATACTGTTGCAGCCAACAGGGTAGGGATCATCAGTACGCCGAACCAACCAACATACAAACGATTGTTAGTTGATGTTACCCACTCACAGAAATTCTGCCATGGGGATGTTTGTTGCCTTGAAAGAGTTGTAGCCATTGTTTTGTACGAAAAAGTAAGACCATCAGGGAATGGTGGAGTTACTATTTCCCCAGCACCCTCAGCCGGGGATATGAAAGACGTGTTTATACACCCTATAGGTCTTGGTTGAAGGGGTGTTACAAATGATTAAGGAATGTGTTGGTTCCGTAACCTCTCGACTTATTTATAGTAACAGAGTTTTGATAGTCTGTCAACCCTTTTTCTAGAGCCACTTGACAGACTGGCTCAATCCCTGTAGGATTAGGCTTGTCCGGGTTCATAAGAACTAGTATCTATATTCTTCTAGAATATCTAACACCTTATTAAGATACTTATGGGCTAGATCTTTTTCTTTTTGCCAAACTGTTTTTGGTTCGTTATATACTTCGTCTTTAAGTTTTAGAACTTTTACTTTAAGTTCTTCTTTCTTCACTTGATTTTTACTCATTAGGATTCCAGTTACCAATAAATACTGATCTCTTTTCCCAAGAGTCAGCGTTTTCATAGACAGTTCCTTTCTTGTATTTTCTATTAATACATTGAGGATCATTTGCTTTTGAACAGACTAAGTTATGAAGAGTGTCTTCATTTCCTTTAATACCTGTTCTCCATATATGAATGCCATTTAACCATACAGCACCGCACTTGGGACATTCTTTCCTGTTAAATGACAGGTCAGATAGCTCTTTATCGGACATTATAGTAAACTGTTCATTCCTATACAGTAAGTATATTTATAGATCACCTTTAGATAAATAAAAACAGTGTATGATTTCGATAACAAATGAAAAGGTTCTTACCTTTTATTATGTTAATAATGACTACTGGAAGTGTATCTGCTGGTGAACTTACTTCTAGACATTCTTCTAGTGTTCAATTGACCGTTGAAGGACCAGCTATTCAGTCCACAAGACTTGGTTCTACTTATTCTGTTTCTGGATCTAATATTACTGCTTCCACTTTGGGTGGATTAACTGGTAGTTCTGCTACTGCTCCAGCTACAATTAGTGCAGGAAGTTATGCTGTTACTAACTCTGGTGAAGCATTTAATTTTACAGAGACTAATTTTATTGGCGATACTCCTACGACCACACAAGTGGCATTGACTTCTGGTCAATTTGACTCTCCAAATCTTTATGGAGATTCTACAACTCAGATTGGTGGAACTGCAGGAACTCTTGCGGGTACTATCGATTCTGCGGGTGTTATGACTCTTACTGCTGGTGGTTCTGGTACTACTGCTACAGGACAATTCGTAACTGAAGTAACTATTCGTTGATTTAAATCATGTCTAGACTAAAAGAGCCTATTGGTTTTGGTTTAATCTTGGGCATTATACATGGACTGCTTCAACCTGTTGGTGCAGTCCCCGTCGTGCCCAACTTTACACAGGGCTCCATGACTAGTCACACGGAGACGAAACAAAATATCAAAGAAACCATCAATTCGATGGATTACAGAACAGGATATGAATACTCTGTGACTGGAAGTGGTATTACTGCAGCAGGTGAATTGAGACCTGCAACATCATCAACTGTTAATGAAATTGAAGGAGTGACTTCACGATGGGTAGGATTATCAAACAGACCAAGTTTCTCTCAGACTCTTCCAGGAGGAGCCTTTCAATATACAGAAACATACAGCGGACCTGGTCTTCAAAACCAAACAATAATACAAAGAGAAACAATAGTAGAGTCAGTAACCGACGCAACTTCCATTTTTTCCCAGTAATCGGAGTATGTTTAATTGGTTTCTTATCACCTACAAAGGTTCTTGCAGAGTCTGTTGGAGGTGTCAGTGCTACTGCTGCCCCTGTTGCTAATAGTTCTGGCTCAGTTACCAACCAGGCCATCCAAGTCCTCCAGGGACCTTATATTACAAACACCTACGGTGGAGGTATTCAGTGTCAAGGTCCCACAATGAATGTTACACCATACGTTACTGGAGCAGTCTCCAGGTCATTACCTTGGGAACCATATTATAATGATCCTGTATATGACATGACAGACTTTGAGGGTCGATTTGATGAGGATGGAAATGAAATAGGTGATGGTATTCCAGATAATCCAGGAAGAGTTGTGTATGAGGTTCCTGTAAGAACTGGTCAAAAAGATAATTATAATTTAGGTCTTGGATTTTCTGTTACTTGGTCTCGTCCTTTAGACAAAACTCTTCAAGACCAATGTAAGTTAGCAGCACAAACTCAAATAGAATTACAACAACAAATCACAGCCAACAAAAGATTGGACTTTGAGATTGCAAGACTAAAGAACTGTGGTGAGTTAATGAAATCTGGTATTAGTTTTCATCCCAAAAGTCCTTACTATAAAATCTGTGCTGATGTAGTAGTTCAAAATGTTACTGTTGTTCCACAACATCGTCATTCTATCCCTAGACCTACTTCTTCACCTTCGCCTTCACAGACTTCAACTTTGCAATCGCTTGATTCCGATCCCGCTGCTCTGCTTGACGTTCCTTTACAGACAAGGTCTTCATTTGTTTCCCCCTGATTGTTGCAATCTTTTTTAGGACCTTCTTCACTGTAGGTTTGACTACTTTCAATAGTATGTCAGCCAACGGTTTTGCTAATAGTGCAGATGTAGTTGCGATCACTGCAATACCACCAACCTGCATTACCTGACCACCACTAGGAAGACCAGAGATAACTTGTTCTATAATTGGTACAGTCTCTGTAATCTGAACACAGATACCATCAATCAACTTATATTCAGTTACCTGTTCTCTATATCCATTAAGATACGTTCCAACAGGTTCTCTTGTTTCTTGAACAGGTGTGGGACATTTAACTGTCGGTACAGTTGATGAAGAATCTGTTCTTGGTGATTCTATTTTTGTATCCGGTTCATTAAACCTGGTGTCTACCGTAGAAGGTCTGGTGGGTAATGTTTGATTTGGTGTATAATTAGGTGGATTGAATGACGGTACATTTCCATCACAATATGTTAGTATTCCTCTTGAATCGTCAAGGTTTTCGTTTAACGGATTATTAGATTCATGTGCCTCAACACAACCAGGTATATCAACAATGGGAGTACCTA